GACGTTGACCAGGCTGCTATCGAGGCTGGGCTGACTGCCAACATTGCTGAGCAACAGACACCTGCAACGCTCACAGGCAAACCCTGGTAAGACTAAATGGTTGACCCTCTGACAGCTGCAGCCGCTGCCTCCGCCGCGTTTTCTACGGTAAAAAAGGCCGTTGAAATGGGCAGGAGCGTAGAGGACACGATGGGCCAAATCGCGCAGTGGTACTCCCATGCATCAGATTTTTCCGCTGCAGAGGCTCGGTCGAAAAAGACGGCGCCCTTCAAGAGGGTTGTTTCCGGTAAAAGTGTCCAGGCCGAGAGCTTGGAGATCCTGGCGGCGAGGAAGCAGATCCAGTTCCAAAACGCCGAAGTGGTCAAGCTGATTAGGTATACCTGGGGGAACGAAGGGCTTGCTGAGTTCAGAGAAATCCGCGAGCAGATCAAGAAGCAGCGAAATGCCGAGCTGTATCGCAGGCAGAAGATCAAGGACCAGTTCATGATCGGGGCGCTGGTGATCACTGGCATGGTGCCCATTGTTGGGTTGACGATTGCGGTGGCCAGTACTTTCAAAGGCGGTTGATTTATTTGTATGGACATATACAACCACTGGTAGAATATGGAACCTAATATTGTAAAAAAGCTACGAGACGTGCTCATTGAGCACGAAGGGTTGAGGCTAAAACCCTACCACTGCACAGCCGACAAGCTGACGGTGGGCGTTGGCCGCAACCTGGAAGACGTAGGCATATCACACGACGAGGCGATGTACTTACTAGGTAACGACATCGAGCGTGTGACGTCTGACCTTAACGACCGGATTCCGTTCTGGAACAACCTGTCCGCGAACAAGCAAATCGTTTTAGCGTCTATGGCGTTTCAGCTCGGCATGCACGGGTTGATGCAGTTCAAGAAGATGCTGGCAGCTGCAGAGGCTGGCGACGATGTAGAGGTAACTAAACAGATGCGGGACTCGCGGTGGTATGAGCAAACACCGAACCGCGTTGATGACTTAATTAACAGGTGGATGGAATGAATGAGGCTGAGATAGAGCTCTTGATCCAGAAGGCAGCAAAACGTGGAGCTGAAGAGGCGCTGCGCGAGGTTGGACTCCATGACGAGGAGGCGATACACGACATACGTGAAATGCGCGAGCTGCTGGACGCCTGGCGAGAGGCTCGACGAGCAGTCACCACCACAATCACTAAGACAATAACCATCGGCCTTTTATCGCTCCTGGCTGTTGGTGCATACGTTAAAGGTTGGGGGCAGTAATGCTGCAAACGCTAATAGGTCCAGTCGCTTCTATCCTCGGCACCTGGGTCGAGGGCCGGGTCGCCAAGAGCAAGGCCAAGGCTGAAGCCGAGGCAACTGTCATCATCAAAAGCGCCGAGTCGGTTGCCGACTGGGAACGTGTCATGGCGCAGAACAGCGGCCAGTCGTGGAAAGACGAGTGGCTAACCGTTTTATTCAGTATCCCATTGATTGCCTGCTTCCACCCCGACGCTGTGGCGTATGTCGAGAGAGGCTTTGAGGCGTTAGAGGGTATGCCGTCCTGGTATCAATACACACTGTCCGTAATCGTGGCCGCGAGCTTTGGCGTGCGTAGCACGATCGGGATTATGAACTCGCGAGGCAAAAAGTAATGGCACTCGAATCAGCAACGCACATCAACGACCTGGTTGCTACTAACCCGACCAGCTCCGACAACGTCAGCGACGGCGACAACCATATCCGGTTAATCAAGTTAGCTGTAAAGACAACGTTCCCCAACATTACCGGGGCGATGACTAAGACGCACACCGAGCTGAACACCACTGTGGTAGATGTGGCGGCTGCGACCGACGCGAACACTGCGTCCACGATTGTTAAGCGTGACGGCTCCGGCAACTTTACAGCCGGCACGGTGACCGCAGCATTGACGGGTGACGTCACAGGCAACGTCACAGGCAACCTAACAGGTAACGTTACAGGGAACGTGTCTGGAACAGCGGGCTCTCTAGCAAGCGCGGTAGCTATCGCACTCTCAGGCGACGTAACTGGAACGGCAAACTTTGACGGGTCAGCGGGTATCACTATCGCGGCCACCGTAGCGGATGACAGCCATGACCACGTCATTGCAAACGTCGACGGTCTCCAGGCTGCCCTGGACGGCAAGCTGGCATCGGGCGCAAACGCGGTGTCTGCCAGCCAGTGGAGCAGTGCACGGACAATCACCCTCGCCGGCGACCTGTCAGGTAACGTTTCGATTGATGGTTCTGGTGACGTGACGCTGACAGCTGCGGTGTCTGATAACAGCCACTTGCACGCAATCGGCAACGTTACAGGGTTGCAGGCTGCCTTGGACGGCAAGCTGTCCACGACCGGCACAGCTGCCAACTCTACTCAGTGGGGCGGTTATAACATCTCAACTGCAGCGACTGGCAACGACGCAAACACGATTTACTTCAGGACGTAATAGATGAGCATCTTCATCGGCGGCACAGAAGTTGAAGACATATTGATCGGCAGCACGCAGATCAATGAGGTCTACATAGGGTCGACCCTGGTGTGGCAGCGCCTGAGTGTCACCACAAACCCAGCCAGTGGTTTTGATTTAGACCTGCAATATGATGCTGCTGCCACGGCCCAGGTTGACCTGACGGCTAACCGCAGCGTGACGTGGTCGTTTACTCTGGTGTCAGGCACAAGTGCGGGGCTCTCGTATGGTCCATCGTCAAGCATAAACACATACGTGCGATTGCATCGAGCGCATTTCGGAACATCTGTTGCTGTGGTTGATGTTACCGCGACCGTTGGCAACTCGACTGTGACAAACAGGGTGTCTTTAGAAGCCACGCGCGACACGTTGGGGGGTAGCCCATAATGCCGTTTGTACCGATTAGAGGTGTAGGTTCGGGTGGTATTGTTACCGACCAGGCGCCCTATGACCTAGAGCTTACTCAGTTCCCCGACGGCAACAATGTCGTCATCGAGGACGGAAAGCTCGGTAAGGCAATGGGTTTTGTTAATCGTGAGAACCTGTCGTTTCAGCCAACGCACGTCCAGGGGTGGCTTTACTCTGGCAACAACACCTTGGTTGTTGGGTCGCTGAACAAGCTGTATCGATACAACGGCACCACACTATCGAACGTAACAAAAACATCGGACGCGACTAACTACTCGAACTCGCCCCGGTGGCAGGGTGTTCAGATAGGTACGGCCATGTTGATGAACAACGGCTCGGACGTGCCGCAGTACATGCTGCCGTCTGGGTCACGGTTTGCTGATTTGCCAAACTGGCCAAGCCAGCTAATAACTAACTGCGTGAAGCCATTCAACAGCTTCCTGGTTATGTCGGGCTACGAAGTGGGCAGCAGCAAGTACCCGTACACTGTCCGTTGGTCTGACGAGTACGACCCAACCAGCGTTCCAGGTAGTTACGACATTACCAGCACAACAAATTTGTCTGGTGAGACGACCCTGTCAGGCAAAAACGGGGAATTGATTGATCAGTTGGCACTGAACGGCAGCAACATTATTTACGCTGAGCGCGGTGTCTTTGCCATGTCATTTATTGGCGCCCCGCTGGTCTTTGCGTTCAGAGAGATATTCGAGGACGACGGGATCTTAAACCGGGGAGCTGTTGCCAGCTTCTTCGGCCGGCACCTGGTTGTCGGTCAAAACGACATATATGTGCACGATGGCAACACCAAGCAGTCGATTGTCGACAAACGTGTTCGCCGTCGTTTCTTCAATCAAATGGCGGACACACGGAGTGTGTTCTGCCAAACAGTGCCTGATCGAAGCGAGGTTTGGATTTGTTACGCCGATGATGATGCCGCCGATTCTCAATCAGCAAACAAGGCGCTTGTATACAACTGGGCGCAGAACGCTTTCACATTTATTGACCTCCCTGGTGTTCGTGCTCTGGCTGTTGCCGATAATATGGACACTGGCGGCAGTTGGAATGTCAGCCCTGGAACCTGGGCGGCAAGCACAGACTATTGGTCGAATTCTTCCGCATCGACTAACAGCAACAATATTAAAGTCTTCGGAGCAGACTACGCCAACAGCAAAGTCACGCAGCACAACGAAACCAACGGTTTCGCGGGGTCAGCGATAGAGTGCTTTGTTGAGGCGTCGAAGATTGACCTGGATACGATCACCGGCAGCGCAACAAACACGATCAAACAGATTATGTGCATCATGCCGCAGATTGAGGGTTCTGGTTCCATAGACATTAGTGTTGGTGTTTCTGACGCCCCGCAGCAGGGCGTGGCGTGGCAGAGTAAATCAACATACAATATAGAGTCGGACCATAAGATAGATGTTAGAGCGTCGGGTCGATACTTGGCCCTGCGTTTTGAAAGTGAAAGCGCCGCAGACACATGGCGCATCACCGGCCTCGATATTGACATCCGAGAGGTGGCAAGCAGATGAGTTACTCACCGCTTCCATCTTCGGCAACCACAGTTTCGGACTTGCGCGACTGGGCAAACCGTGAAGTACAGCGGATCTCCACCGCCCTAATCAGTAACGCGCAAATAACCATCCCTGTATTGACAGCAGAACCAAGTAAACCCCAATTGGGGCAGGTGGTTATTGCTGACGGAACAAACTGGAACCCTGGCTCTGGCCGAGGGTTGTACTACTACGACAGTGTTTGGATACACATAGCATAGGTGAAATTAAATGTTTAGTTTCGGCGGTAGCAGATCAAGATCAAGATCAGAGAGCGACGCTCGGTCGTTTATTGACCCCAGCCAGCAACCACACCTTAACAATATAAGGAACCAGGCTTCGGCTCTGTCTATGGGCGGTATGCCGGTTGAAGGCGTTGCGTCAATAAACGACAGATTGAGCAGCGGTGTCGGGGCTCAGTTCCAAGGCGGTGGCGCTATTGCTGGGGCCGGCGCGGGTATGATGGGCTTTGGCTCTGGAATGATGAACCAGGGTTATGGTGCGGTAAATAATTTTATCCGGGACTCCGCCGGAACGAACCCATCCGGGCTGGTTAAAGGTGGTATGGACGCCGGTCGTATGTTTGCACAGGGTGGTTCCCAGGCAAACATTGCTCAAGGCTCTGGCGCTGCGACCGGTACTGCACGCGAGATGGCTAACCAGGCGTTTGGTGTAACCGGGGCTCAGTCTGCCGGCACAATGAACCAAGGATTTGATCAAAGCAACGTCGCGAACTACATGAACAATGATGTCTTGTCTGGCCAAATTGATGCCGCCAGCAGAGACGTTATGCGTAACCTGCAAGAGAATCAGCTCACAGGAAACGCTGCCATGGCTGCCGGCTCTGGCAACAGTGGATCGAGTCGACGGGCTGTCATGGATGCAATCGCTACCCGAGGGGCGGCGGATCGAGTAGGTGATATCGCAGCTAATATGCGCGGCCAGGCGTACAACACTGGCCTCGGCATCGAAGCAAATCGAGCATCGCAAAACGCACAGCTAGGCCAACAGAACCAGCAGTTCAACGCCAGCAATCAACAGCAGGCCGACATGTTTAGCGCGGGCGCTGGAAACCAGTTGCTAGGCCAAGGGTTCAACATCGGCGCTAACCAGCTGGAGTCTAACCTGCAGCGAGAGCAGCAAGGCAATCAATTCAACACCGGCCAGTTCAATCAGAACATGCAGTTCGGCGCCAACATGGGTATGGACGCTAACCGAATGGCGCTGCAGAACCAGCAGTTTGGTGCAAACCTAGGCTTGCAGATGGGTGGGCAAGGCATGGCAGGAATGCAGTCAGGCGCAAACATAATGACCTCTGGCATTAATCAGCAAATAGCGGCAGGAAACTTCCAACGCGATTATGAGCAGCAGCTTCTGAATAATCAGTTCCAGCAGGCGATGTCTCCGTACAACGCGTTGAACTTCTACAACCAGATAGTTGGAGCGCCAACAGTGTTGAACGAGGCAAGCAGCTCCTCAAGAGGAAGCTCTTCAAGTGTCAACTTCGGGTTCGGCGGTTAAGGGTAAAGGCAGCCACTTATGGGATATTTTGACTCAGTAATGCAGGCGCCGATGCTTGACTACGATGAGGCTGAAAAGAGAAGGGGCCAGCTTGATCAGTTTATTGCTGCTCAGCCGGCACCTTTTCAAAACCTCTCGCCGCAGGAGCAGGCATCAGTTCAAGCCGCTGGTTTTGTACCTCAGCAAGAGGGTAGCGCAAACTTTGTAACACCTGAGCGGCAGCTGCTGCAGATGCAGAATCAACGCATAACTGCGCTGCAAGAGCAGATGCAAGCTGAGGCTGAGAAGAAAATGAACAACCCACTGTTCCGCATTGGGGACACCCTGGCAGATGCCGGGCGTTTGTTTTTATCGCCTATATTTTGGCTGTCCGGCCAAGACGGCACAGAGTACGACCCCAGTGAGCGGGTGAAGACCGGATACCGTCAGCGTTTTGAGCAGCTTGAGCAGCTCCGCTATACCAACGCCGAGAAGTTCCTGGCTGCCAGGGACGCACGTATGTCTAACTACACCACCATGATCAAAGGTTTGCGTGACGCAGGTGCGCCTTTGAGCAGCGAGATGAAGCTGCTGCGTGATTTTGCTCAACGCACTGGCCAGATGGAATTGTTTAACCAGGGTGACGCGGCAGGCATACAAAATCTGCAGAATCAGATGGATGTCCAGAAAGGTGACGCGTTTGCGTTCCAAGATGGCCGAGTCATACCTTCTGAGTTGTACTCAAAAATCGACAGCGACAGTAAAGACTTCAGGCGCGCTATTTCTGGTTACCGTGGCGCGTATGAGGGTTACCAACGTCTTATTGAGGCACTGTCATTTGAGGGCGGGATTGCTGACGTTTCCGCAGTGTTTAGCTTCATGAAGGCACTGGACCCAACGTCTGTTGTTCGAGAAGGCGAGTTTGCTGTTACGGCTAACGCCGGCGGTTTGTACGACAAGCTGAACAACATAATGGATAGGTACAAAAAAGGTGACTTACTTCCTGACACGGTGAAGCGCGAGATGTACGCCGTCGCAACTGAGCTAATGAACAGCTACACCGACAGCTACGACCAGATGTACGGGGATTATTCGCGAAAAGCTCAACTCTTAAACTTTACAGACAGTGATATAGAAACCTTCTTTGGCAGCAGAATGATGTTGCCTCAGCCACCTGCGCGCGGAATGTTTTTACAGCAGCTGGGTCCAATTCGCAGTGATATGAACGAACCTGTCGATCTAACGCCGGATCTAGATGACCTGGTTAATAGTGCGTTGAGCCCAGGGGGTGCCAACTAATGGCCAAAAGACCTGCCGAAATATACGAAGCTGCTAGGGTCTACTACGCCCAGGGCGACATGGAGAAGTATCAGCTTCTAATGAATGCCATACCTGTTGAGACACGGCAGGCGTTGTTCAACGAAGACATGAAGCGCCAGAGCATGCAGCAGCAGGTGGACCAGATGAGTCCAGGAGCTGCCTTTATGTCTTCAGCTGGCATCCAGGCAAACCGGATGGTTGAAGGTGCTAAGGATTTTATCGGCATCGGCAACGAGCAGCAGCGCGCTGAAGCAATGTCCCAATACGACATGGCAGGCGACATGCT